AAATGTTCTCAAAGGCTGTGGTATCGGGTGGAACAGGTGTGATGTATTCTGCTGATAATGTTTGGATCGTTGGTCGCCGACAAGAAAAGACTGGAACAGAAGTGACGGGCTACAACTTTGTTATCAATATTGAGAAATCAAGGTTTGTGAAAGAGAAGTCAAAGATTCCTATCTCGGTTACTTGGGAAGGTGGAATTGAGAAATATTCAGGTCTTACAGAGGTCGCCCTTGATGGCGGATATGTTATTAAGCCAAAGAATGGTTGGTATCAGGCAAAGAACCCATCGACAGATGAAGAACTCTCTGGCAATGTTCGAATGAAAGATACACTCAAGAAAGAATTCTGGGACACTATTTTTGAAGAAACAGACTTCAAGGAATACATCGAAAAGAAATTCAAGGTTGGAACAATGGAAATGATTGCACCAGATGAATCAACAAGTATTGAAGAAGATGAAGGATAATCTACCCACATACAAACTTGTTGAGAAGCAAGATGTCGAATACTATGGATTTCAAATCACCGAAGGTGAATACGAAGGTGTAGTCTATTACTATGGTGAAGTAAAAATTGAAGAAGATGTTGAAGCAGATAATGCTACATTAAATTTCAATTATCAGATTGACAAAGGGAATGAAAAGTATAGTATAAAGGAATTGGAAGATTCTATCAGGTTCAATGATTTGATGGGAGGTATATTGGTATCAGTTTTAGATAAAGAAGACGAAGAAAAATATGGCGAAGAACCTACAGAAAATAATACTCAGTAATTTATTACATAATGAACAATTCACACGAAAAGCATTACCACATATTAAGGTCTCTTACTTTGAAGATGAATATGTTCCCGTATATAAACTGATATTATCATTCATTGGTTCTTACAATAAACTTCCAAATCCTGCTGCACTTGAGATTGAATTTCAGCAATCAGAAGATGTAACAAGAAGGGATGCGAATGAGGTTGTTTCTCTCATTAAGAGTCTAGAAGAAAAAGATGAAGTTGATGAAGACTGGCTGATTGATTCTACAGAGAAATGGTGCAAGGATCGTTCCGTATACCTCGCTATAATGGAATCAATCCAAATCATTGATGGTAAATCAAAGGATAAAAGTGAAGGTGCCATACCCGAGATTCTCTCCGATGCCCTAGGTGTTTCATTTGATTCAAATGTTGGACACGACTATATTGAAAATGCAGAAGAAAGATATGATTTCTATCATCTGAAAGAAGATAAGTTTGCTTTTGATCTTGAAAAATTCAATGAGATTACAAAGGGTGGGGTTAGTAGAAAAACATTGAATATCATCTTGGCTGGAACAGGTGTGGGTAAATCTTTGGCTATGTGCCATTTTGCCTCTGCCGCTCTTAGCCAAGGTCAGAATGTTCTCTACATCACTCTTGAGATGGCAGAAGAAAAGATCGCCGAGAGAATTGATGCAAATCTTTTCGACATCGATATCAAAGATATTGAGAATATGCCTAAACAAACCTTTGATAAGAAGGTGCAAAAGATTCAATCAAAGACTAATGGCAAATTGATTATCAAAGAATATCCTACTGCATCGGCACACACGGGTCATTTCCGTGCACTCCTAGATGAATTGAAACTAAAGAAAGACTTCAAGCCCGATGTGATCTTCATTGATTATCTAAATATCGCTGCTTCTTCTCGTATGAAAGGACTGGGTGGTTCGATCAATACATATTCTTATATCAAAGCAATCGCAGAGGAACTTCGTGGTCTTGCCGTAGAATTCAATGTTCCAATCTGGTCTGCAACACAGGTTACTCGTACAGGATTTGGAAATACAGATGTTGAGATCACAGATACATCTGAATCTTTTGGACTTCCTGCAACAGCCGATTTGATGTTGGCTCTGATTTCAACCGAGCAACTTGAGGGTATGAACCAATTGATGGTTAAACAACTAAAGAACAGATATAATGATCCAACCCAGAACAAGAGGTTCATCGTTGGAATTGATCGGGCAAAGATGAGATTATATGATGTTGAGGATTCTGCACAGACACTCTCTAATGAGAATCCGTCTCAACAATCAGACTCAGACTACTCATCGTTCAAAATATAATATTGACATCTTATTAGATTCAGAATATAATACCATAATGATTGATATAGAGGCTACTGGTGGGGGAAAGAAATTGAGAGAAGAGGTAGAAGATGCTGCTTTCTTTTTCTTGAAGAAATTATTACCACGAATAAGAAACATTGAGATCAATATCATCTTAAAAAGAGGACTGAAAGAAAAAGAAGGTCTATATGGTGATTGTATTTGGGAAGATAGAAATCACAGACCTCGGGTATTCACAATAAGAATGGATTCCTCGGTCGAACATGATCTGATTTTTGACACCCTTGCGCATGAGATGATTCATGTAAAACAATATGCAAGGGGTGAATTAGTCGATTTAGCCCGAGCCTCAGGTTTCAGTCGATGGAAAGGTAAAATGATTCCTTGGAAATCTAAGCAAGAACCTTGGGAAAAAGAACCTTGGAAACGTTCTAAAAAATTATATGAAGAGTGGAAATCTTATAAATAGATGTAGACATTCATTTTAATTTTATGGGAACTATGCTATCATTTAAAGATTACAAAGAACTTTCAGATATAATCAACGAAGCAACCGTGAGCGCTGGCAAATATGGTCCAGGTTCACTTTTTACTCTCAAGACTGATAAAATATCAGCCTTTGAGAATAAGGTAGGCGATCAATTAAAATTGCCACCAAATCCAGTCTTCAGTAAATTAGATGCCACTAAGATACCAAGTGATGCTCTAATTTTTGGAGATAATACAAAACCACTCAGAGCTGCATTTGAGATTCTTGATGCGCCAGATGGAAAATCAGTAGGTTCATTTGCTTGGTATGAAAAAGCAGTTGATAATTATTTCAATGGCTTGAAATTGGGTTCGGATATTAATTGGGGCAAAGATACTCCTACACTTGAGACTGTTCAAGCGATCGGTGTATATTATAAAGATGTCGAAGCAGATGCAGACAATCGTCAAAAGGTTATTGATAATATAAAAAGCATCTTGGGGAATGGACAAGACTGGGATTCAAAGGGTAAATCAACTCTTATTTCCAAGTTCGACACAATGACATCAAAGAATTTTGCTGAGATGATTGGTCTTATAGCTGGAATGTCAGACTTTATGCCTCTTGTAAAATTCAAGGCAAATATTATTCACGGTAGGATCAATGATTATTATGCGGCTGAAGAACAGAATGACAATGTTGCGATAACAGGTGTTAAGGCTAATACAGCAGATATGATCATCTCATCCGCCGATGCGAATAAAACAATTGAGGCGATGAAAACAGATACATTCACCTTTGATAAAAAGGGTATTATTACTGGAGAAAAGAGTAAAATTAATCTGATTCAAGTTTCATTAAAGAAATCCGCAGACAAGGCTCAGTTAGGTAAGGTAACAGCATATATCATTCAGAAATATAAATTACCATCATACGATGATTATTTCACAGATATTGTTAGTGAATCTTTACAGATGAATGAAGGAGTATTTGATATTTTTAAGACAGCGGCTGAAAAGTTAAAAGGTTTATATTCAAAGGTAGCATCGGCCTTACGAAACTTTGCGGCTAAGATAACTGGCAAGTTTAAGAAAGCAGCAAAATCAGAAAAGAAATCTGTATTCGGTAGATATCAGAAACTATTCGGTCTGGACAAGAGAGATATGTTCTTGCTTGAACAATATATCGATGGTGATAAATTTCTGATTGAAAAGAAAGATGTAGGAAATCTTAATAGTAAACTTGAGAAGATCAAGATTTCTGATGCAAATAAATTAGTCAAAGAAGTTCAAAAGAAGAGAAATGGTGTTGTAAAACTATATGATACAAAAGACTATCTTATTCATAAGACTGGCACGGAGATAACAAATTTCAAATCATCGAAAGAGATCAACATTGATATCGTTTCTAAATTACTATCAAATTCTTATTCATTGTCCTCGGTCGAATCGATCATCGGCACAACAAACACAGATGAGATATTGAATTCCGTGATTGATATGCACAAAGAGGTTTTCTTTGGCAAAACATCTCTTCCATTATATAAAGTATATGGAAAATCAAGTGGTAAATCGTATGAATACCTTGGATCAGCCGAAGATTATGTTGAAAAGAAAAAGGCTAAATTGAAAGATGTTCAATTTCCTATCTCGGGTATCCGACTCAATACACAGGATAAAAAATATCTAAATATTGATTTATATGTTGTTAGTGATATTGAAGAGAATAAAATTTACTACACGGCATTCCGCACAGGCACAAACGCATCGGGCAGATTCTCTTTCAATTTTGAAGGAACTAAAAAGATACCTTACGATAAATTTATCAAATTCTTAAAATAATAATGAGTCAATTAGAAGCAGCATTTAGATTTCACAGAGAGAACCAAATTCCATTGGCTCATAATATCTTTCGTCCGCACTCAGATAACTATTATAAGTTATTTGAACATGCTAGACAACTACAAGAGACATACAAACCCTTGAGTGAGTTTGATGAATATCTATTATCAACAGATATTGGTAAATTTGGTCTTTACGAAGGTGAACAAGTTCCACTTGATCACCCATTCATTGATGAAGCAGAATATCAAGGCACAGAGGTTGAATTGAATAAACCTAAAAGAGGTGGCAAAAAGAAATTTTATGTCTATGTAAAGAACGATAAGGGTAACGTAATAAAGGTTCAGTTTGGTGATACATCTGGTCTCAAGGCTAAGATTGATGACCCTGAGGCAAGAAAATCATTTGCTGCTCGACACAACTGTGCAGCAAAGAAAGATAAAACAAAAGCAGGTTACTGGAGTTGCAATCTTCCACGATACGCATCCGAACTTGGTCTAAAAGGAGGCGGAAATTTTTTCTGGTAATATGAGTAAACCATATAAAGAACAAATAAAAGATAATATCAAGTATCGTGAGTTTGATCCCAAGATTGAAACTGACGAACTCGTTTGGCATCGTGATAGAGAAAATAGAACCATTACTGTCTTAGAAGGTAAAGGATGGTTCTTTCAAATGGATAATGAAATTCCAAAGGAGATGTGTGCTGGGGATATTCTCGAAGTGAAAAAGATGGATTACCATAGATTATATAAATCAGGTACGACACCACTTAAAATTTCAATCGAAGAAAAGTATATGAAATCATTCAAAGAATTTAACGAAGCAAAGTCTGAAAAGGAGCCTACATCATAATGTTATCTTTCAAAAAATATCTATCAGAAGCCACTGGTAAGAATACCCATATGACACACATCGAGGACCGTGTGATCTATGGTGGTGTTAAAGGAGCTAGAGAAGCCATCTTTGCTTTAAGATCGATGAGAGATATGCTCGCCGGCAATTCTAGCAATTCCCATGATGTAACTGTTAAATGGGATGGCGCACCTGCGGTCTTCGCTGGGATCGACCCTTCTGATGGTCAATTCTTTGTTGCTAAAAAGGGAATCTTTAATAAAGAACCTAAGGTTTATAAATCTGAAGCAGATGTTAAGGCTGATACATCAGGTGATCTTGCGGATAAATTAATAATTGCATACAATGAATTGAAGAAATTAGGAATCAAGGGTGTTATTCAAGGTGACATAATGTTTACCTCTGGTGATATCGCTAAAGAATCTATTGAAGGAGAATCTTATTACACATTCCAACCTAATACTATTGTTTATTCTGTTCCTGTGGATTCTAATCTCGGTAAGCAGATAGCAAAAGCAAAGATTGGTGTGGTCTTCCATACAACATACGAAGGTGATTCATTTGAAAATATGAAAGCCAAATTCAAGGTTGATATGACCAAGTTGAAGAAGACCGACTCTGTTTGGTTTCAAGATGCTGAATATAATGATGTCAGTGGCAAGGCTACTTTCACCGCGGCAGATACCAATGAGGTCAATGAGGCTCTAACAAAGGCTGGAAAGATATTTCAGAAGATTGCGGGATCGACTCTTCGCCAGATTGAAAAGAACCAATCTCTTGCACAACAATTCGAAACATTTAATAATACGCTAGTTCGTAAAGGAGAGAGAATAGCATCTCCTGCAAAACACGTCAATGATCTGATTAATTGGTTCAAGACCAAATTTGAAAAGGAAAGAGCACAAAGAAAATCTCCAAAAGGAAAAGAAGGTGTCGATAAGAAAGAGCAAGAACTCATGAGTTTCTTCTCATCGAAAAATAGAAAGAACCTTGAACTTGTATTTGAACTTCAAAATGCCATCGTAGATGCCAAGTTGATTATTATAAATAAACTTGATAAGGTGAAACAGATGAAAACATTTGTTCGCACCAAGAATGGATTCAAGGTTACAGGATCAGAAGGGTTTGTTGCTATCGATAAGACAAGCAACGGCGCAGTAAAACTGGTTGATAGACTTGAATTCTCTACAAACAATTTTAGTAAAGATGTAATAAAAGGATGGGAGCGCTAATGAAATCATTTAAACAATTCAGAGAAGAAAAAGTAAAGTCGGTTGTATTCACATTTGGACGATTCAATCCGCCAACGACAGGTCATGAAAAACTCTTGATCAAGGTCTCTTCTATTGCTATAGGCAATGATTATAGAATCTTTGCTTCTCAGTCTTCTGACCCCAAAAAGAATCCTCTCAAATATAAAGAGAAGGTTCAATTAATGCGCAAGTTATTTCCTAAGTATGGTCGTAATATCATTCTTGATAATAAGATTAAAAATTCTTTAGATGCTCTTGTATATCTTTATGATGAAGGATATACACAAGCAACCATGGTCGTTGGCGCAGATAGAATTACAGATTTTAAGAAATTACTAACCAAGTATAATGGTGTAAAGGCTCGCCACGGCTTCTATGATTTTCCAGATGGAATTCAAATTGTATCTGCAGGAGAACGCGATCCAGATGCAGATGATGTCTCTGGTATGTCTGCATCTAAGATGAGAGCCGCGGCTATCGAAGGCGATTTCAAATCATTTGCGAATGGATTACCAAAATCTTATGGTGATAAATTAGCCGTATTCAATCTCCTTCGTAAAAGAATGGGATTGAAAGAGATGACCAGTTTTCGTAAACACATTGAATTGAAGAAGACCAATATCAGAGAAAGATATATTGCCGAAGATGTTTTTCTAGTAGGTGATAAGTTCTTAACTCTGGAGGGCAATATTCATTCTGTTGCAGAAAGATGTACAAACTACATCCTTGGTTCAGATGATAAGAAATATTTCCTTGATAAGATTGTCGAAGTAAAACAGGATAAGGATATCGATGATCGTAAAGGTACTCAACCAGCCAAGTATTTTGCAAAAGATGCAGATGGTGATGAGATGGCTAAATCTACAAAACAGAAAAGAGCCGCACACTTTAAGAAGAAATCTACCAAGCCTGCACCTGGCGATGCAACGGCAAAAACAAAACCTTCACAACATACTAAGAAATTTAAAGATATGTTTGGTGAGAAGATTGAATATTATTCAATGGCAGAACTCAAAAAGCAGTTGAAAAAAGAATATGGATCAAAGGCTTCTTCTCTCAAGATTGTAAAGATTAAAGGCGGTGTATCTATCCAAACACCATCCGGTCAAGAACTAGATAGATATAATAATGTACCTAAGATGGGTTACACAATTGTCGAAGATAAAAATCCAGTCGTAGATACTGAAGATAATGTAGAAGAAGGTGTAAATGATCCAGCAATCTTCAAAGCAGTTTTCCTAGCAGGTGGACCTGGATCTGGTAAATCATTTACTGTTGGTCAAACAGGATTAAATGCTCTTGGTCTTAAACTAGTTAATTCTGATCCTGCCTTTGAAAAAGCAATCAAGAAAGCAGGCGGAGCAATGGAACCAGAGTTTATCTTCTCACCAAAAGGACAAGAGATAAGAAGAGGAGCGAAAGCACTCACTGGCAAACAGATGGACATTTATATCTCTGGTCGACTTGGATTAATCATTGATGGAACAGGAAAAGATTTCATTAAGATTAAAAATCAAGCAGAAAATCTCAAGGCTATAGGCTATGATGTCGCTATGATCTTTGTTAATACAGACCTTGAAACCGCGGTCAAACGAGATCAAGAAAGAAAGAGAACACTCGGTGCGAAACAGGTAGAAGTTATGTGGCAGGATGTTCAAAAGAATATTGGTAAATTCCAAGCATTCTTCAGAAATGAATTTGTGGTTGTGGATAACTCAATTGGTTCTAATTGGAAAAAGGCAACAACTGATGCTTACAAAAAGATGAAGAAGTTTTCTGAACAGAAGCCAAGATCAAAGGTTGCCCAAGATTGGATTAAAAGTCAATACGCTAAATCTGAAGGCACAATGGACCCTGAAATGATTAAACTCCTCACTAAGGCAATGAAAGCAATACCCGGTTCGAAGAATCAGAAAGGTGTTGTTAAGAAATTAAATGTTCTTAGAAAGAAAGCCAAACTTGAACCAATACCTATTGATGAAGATACAAAGAAAGGTCTTCAAAAGAAAGCAGATAAAACAGGTATCCCATACGGCATCCTTAAACAAGTATTTGATCGAGGTGTAGCTGCTTGGAAAACAGGTCATCGCCCTGGCACAACCGCAACTCAATGGGGCTATGCTAGAGTTAATTCTTTCGCGACCAAGAGTAAAGGTACTTGGGGTGGCGCAGATAAAGATTTAGCAGCAAAAGTAAGAGGATGATACAATTTAACGAATATTTAGAATTTGGTACAAAGCAGTTATCTTATAAATACAAGAAAGATACCCCAGGCGAACAAACAACTATGAAAAGAGAAAAATTTATACCCAAAAATGTAATGGATGAGGATGTGCCTGCCTTTATGGGTGCTCTTGCCCAAGCCGCAAAAGACGGCAAGAAAGACTTTAAATTCGGAGATAAGACTTACAAGGTTAAGTTAAAGAAAGATGTGGCTGATAAGATCACCAAGAATATGGATGAATCAAAGGATTTTGAACCCCATATGATGTATGATCCCAAGACGGGTAAAGAATATAAGGCAGAAAAGCCTGAAGACCATGAAAGAATGAAGAAACTGGGTTATACACATGAGAAGCCTGAAATGAAATCTGAAGCCACAGAATCTGATTATATGAAACTATCAGATAAAGAACTGGATGAGCTTCTTACAATTTTTGAAAATGTTCATAGATCAACTTCTAAGGATGTTATGAAAGCATTAAGCTTAGAAAAGAAAAGAAGATCACTCAAAGAAGATCAAAATTTAACACAAAATAAAAAGGAAAAAAACAAAATGTATTTTAATGATAAGAAAACACAAAAAGTTGCCGAAGCTGTGAAAAGGGTAATGAAGAGCAAAGAAGAAAGTAATGCTTTTACCGCAGCCGCATCTGCAGCCAAACTTGCAGGCAAAACAGAATTTGAATTTGAGGGTAAGAAATATCCTGTTAAAATCAAAGATGATGCTGCTAAAGCGATTGCTAAGGAATCCGTTGAACTTCAAGAAGCAGCAGACTTTGGTGATATCGAAAAGGTAATGAAGTGGGCTAAAAAGAATCTATCAGATGGTAAATTCCCAAAGTTTGATATCTCTAAGAAATACGGCACTGCATTCATTAATCTTACTATTACGAACATCATCACTCTTCGAATTGGTGGTAAAAAGGGTATAGTAGTTACTCATGATGATCGTACAAATGGTAAAGGTATTCCTAAAGAAGAACACTTTTCAAATGCCAATGAAGTTATCAAATTCATCGAAAAAGTAGCATCAAAACAAGAATCAGTTGAGGTTGAAGAAGAAACACTTCAAGAAGGCAAATTTGATAAATTAGAAAAGAAAATTGGACGTATTAATCCAGAATCTTTACAAGCCGTCATGAGCGGAAAGATTAAATTAAATCCTGCAGAAAAGAAAGAGTTCGATGAATTTATGACGTCCGTCCGAAAGATGTTTGCATCCAAACAATATTAAGAACATGAATATTTCAGAAATCAATCAAAAGAATTTATCACTGCTTGATGTAAATCAGCTCAAGGCTTTCCTTGATATTTTTAAAGGTGTATCTAATCCAAGAGCCAAGGTAGTTATAAGAGATCTTGCTCGTGAACTTAGCACACGTAAGATGGAAGCAGTTGAAGAAGCATCTATTAAAGATATCATCAAGGCAGTTAAAGCAGCAACCAAAAAGATTGGCGGAATCATTGACAAGGTATTCGATGATAAAGGATTTCAAGATGCTTTTGCTAAATACATCGATAATCCTAAAGATAAAAATAGACTGAAAAAAATTCAAGACTATACAAATGGTATGCTTTCTGATATGTCTGAAGAATCTGATCTTGAAGAAGCAAATGTAGGCTTGGAAGATGGCCGCCGTGTATTAGTTAAAGCCTTAACAAAGCCCGCTGCATTAAGACTTCAAAAGAAACTGAGAAATAAATTCAGTAATTATGATTTCAATATCGATAAATCTGGTCTTAACATTATTGTTCCAAATGAAAAGCCCGTTACTCGTTATCTTCAAAAACAGCCCGAGGTTGATACAATTGGTGAAGCAACTGATCTAGAAGAAGCCAAATATCCATTATATCACAAAACATTCACATCTGCTGCACAAGCAGCTTTAGATCTTGCTAAGAAGCAAGGGTTCGAAGTTGATGAGGATGATTGGTTCAATCAAGTCTCAACTGGTCCCAAAAAGCCAGGTAAGGGTAAGACTAATCGATATATTGTTAAGGTTACTAAGAATGGTAAAGAGACTAGGAAAAGACTTGCCTTTCAAGTCTATGGTATGGATTCTGGTAAGTATGAATTAAATGCTTATGTTGAAGCGACTAATCTTGAAGAAATGTTTAATCGCCTAAAGCCAGATGATGTACGTGATTCTTATGGCACAGTTGAACTCAAATATCGTAGCACTGCTGATATCCGTGATGCTGAAGATAAACTGAAAAAAGCAGGAATTAACTCTAGAAAAAATAGAGATACTCTTAAAGTTGATTCAGACTCACCCGCATTTAAGAAGGCTAAAATTACTTCCACCTCTGATTCAAGTAAAAGAGAAAAGGCAGTATTGAAAGTTCTAGGAGAATCAGTTGAACTTCAAGAAGCAATTAAAAGTTGGGAAGTAATAGTTATTAAGCCAGTTAACAGACTTAAAAAGAATCAAAAGGTTGTTGTTAAAGCTGCTAATACCGTAACTGCTATTAAGAAAGCCGCAAAACTATTTAAAATAGATGATAAACTTATCACCGGCAAGGTTGATGTTAAACTCCTAGAATCCACTGAGCTTGAAGAAGCAGCTCTTCCATTCAAAGAACTTGAGAAGGCTTGGATCAGAACAAAGGGTAATGATAAGAAAAGAGAAAAACTTATTAAGAAGCACAAGCTCAAGCCCCTCATCTCTAATGTAAGACAAGGCTCTATCAAACTAGGACCACTCAATGATCTGAACTCTAAGACAGGTAATCATACAATCGCAGGATTGGATGCTGATGGTGAACTAATCTTTATAAGTAATAATCCTATAAGAATTCATTACCCATCTAATGTAAAAGATCGTCCCAGAGGTGAGGAGATGAAAGAAGATTCCATATCACATCAAAGACTTATTAGGGTCGTAGAAGTCGCTCTTGGGGAGAGACCTGAAGATACTAATGAATTTATCAAAGAAGCCAGTATTGATCTAACGATGACACCATCATCTATTCAAAAGGCATACAAAAAATTTAATATAAAGAAATAATTTAATACTCATACTAAAAAAAACATGGCCGAAAAAACCGACCTTCAGAGAATTGGAGATGCTGTTGTTTCCCTTGCGAGAGCAGAGGAAAAACTATCATCTATCGATATAACAGTTAAATCCACTCTTTCAAAACTTGAAGCCATTGAAGAACGAGTAAGAGTGGTTGAACAAGAAACACATGACAACACAAATACTGTAATGCTTGTGAATAGAGTTTTTTGGACAATCTTAACAGCAATAATCACCGCCGGAATTGGCACACTATTCTTCCTAATACGTTAATATGTAAACCCATCAATTATGAAAAATACTATGAAATTTTTGCCTTTTATTATAGGTGCAGTCCTTGGAACTTATTTTATACTTTCAATGAATTTTGGGAAGACTGTGACTGTCGCCACATATACATATAACCCAGATAATGAGGCAAAACATTTAAACCCACCTACGGAAGGATGGGGTTTCTTCTCTAAAAAAGATAATAAAGATATTCCAGAGCCGGGAGATATAAAGACAAGAATAGCCTTGATGACTAATATATTGGAAAATAGTAATTTGTCTCCACTTAGTATCAGATTCAGAGATAGTAAATATAATGAAATCTCAAAGAAAGAATATAAGGCTATTATAAAAGCATGGGAGTGGTACATATTTGATAATGATATAATGTTTATCTTTGAAATCTTTGACTGTGATAATTACTCTAATGCATTCAAAGCCTTCGTTGAATTATACAATCATAAATGGGGAACAAATATCGCGGTTGGTAAAGTAGTGGTTCATCAAAAAGAAGAATTCGGTTTTGTTCAAGGAGCAGACGGTTCATATCACATGCTGAATATTATTTTTGTAGAAGGACAATTTATCGTGGTCGAACCCCAAAACTCAGTTTCAACGGAATTATTTAAATATCCCAATAAGCAAAACCTATTAGAAATAGAAATATGAAAACATTCTCAGATTTTTATAACGAAGCTCTCACTGTTCAACAGAGGCGCAAGCGTGCTATCATAATGAAAAGGTTGGCCCCCAAGATTGCAATTAAAAGAAAGATTGCGATGAAGAAGAAGGCTAACCCAGAGAAATTAAAAATGAGGGCAAATAAAGCAGCCAAGGATTTACTTAGAAAGAAATTAACAAAGCAGACTCCATATGATCAATTGTCTTTTGCGCAGAAAGCAGTGATTGATAAGAAGTTGGATAAAAAGAAAGCAGCAATTTCAAAGATAGCTAAAAAGCTGCTTCCCTCAATCAAGCAAAAGGAAAAAGATAGAATTAAAAACTTAAATACTAAATGAAAAACATAAAAGATACGATAGTAAACATCCTCCTTGAGCAAGAAGAGTCGGAATCGAAAGCATCTTATGATTTCAGGCAGATTCATAGTATAGAAATCTTTGATGGTGTTGAAGAAGCCGTGAAGCCTGAAGTATTTGCTAAAGGTGGAAATACTAAGGTAACAG